TCCTTTTTAGGTCATTTGACATGGGTAAACGCGTAAATAAAAAAGAACTTGCCGACATCTTAGGTCTGACTGAAAAAACTTTGACGAAATACCAGAAGAACGGCATGCCCATTGAGGTTGCGGGTGGTCGGGGTAGTCGAAATGAATACGATACCAAGCGCATTATTGAGTGGGTTGTTACTCAAAGATTAGCTAAGGCAGGAGTGGTGCAGGGTGAGGAAGTTGCAGGAGCGTTTGATGAGAAAATAGAGAGTGCTCGTTTGAAGCATTGGCAGGCGACTGAAAAAGAGATGTCAGTCCGTGAAAATGCCAAACAATTAGTAAGACGTGAAGAGCTTGAGTTCAGATTAGGTCAGATGATTATTTCCGTTAAGTCGGGTCTTTTGAATGTGCCTGATCGTGTTGCTCAAAGACTCTCGCTCACGAAAGATCAAAAGTCAGTTTTGAATGAAGAGGTGAAAACCGCGCTGAATAGTATGGAGGCTTTGAATAATGATTGAGTCTTTATTGTTGAATAGCAATTTTTTAACAAGCATTGAATTTGCTTCTCCTGAAGAAGTTTATAACGAGCTTTCTAATCTCTGGAAGCCACCGCCAGATTTAACACTCACACAATGGGCTGAAGCTTATCGTGAGTTATCACGAGAAAACTGTGCATTGCCTGGTAAGTATCGTGTTGCCGTCACGCCATTTTTACAGTCGATTCAAGAGGCTTACACAGACCCCAGTATTAAGAAGATTGTTTGTCAAAAGTCAGCTCAAGTTGCTTGGACTGATGGTGTCATCAATAACATTATTGGCTTTCAGATTGATTTAGACCCTTGTGCAATGATTGTGCTTTTCCCCACTGAAAGCATGGCCGAACGATATTCGAAAGAGAAGTTTGCGCCAATGGTTAGGGATACGGATGTCTTAACGCATAAGCTTTCTGCTAAATCTCGTGATGCCAGCAATACGCTTTTGTCTAAGCATTTCTTAGGTGGACACTTGGAGCTGGTTGGTTCTAATGCACCGTCCGGTTTGGCTTCAAGCCCTATCAGAATCATCATTGTTGAAGAGCCTGATCGCTGTTCACGTAATGCAGGTAACGAGGGTAACTCTCTCAAATTAGTTTATGAACGGGGTAAGACCTTTCATAACCGTAAGATTATTTTAGGAGGCTCGCCTACTTGGAAAGGCGTTTCTGAAATTGAGCGAGAAATGGCGTTGAGTGATAAGCGCTATTTCAAGATACCTTGTCCAAAATGTAATGCGTTCTTTGACCTTAAGTGGTCGATGGTTAAGTGGGAAAAAGCAGACAAAGATATTCATGAGGTCTTTAAAAATCATTTACCTGAGACTGCAAAGATTGAATGCCCCAAATGTAAGCTTCTATTCGATAACGCGGCAAAGAATGAAATGTTACTCAAGGGGCGATGGGAAGCAACGGCCCCTTTTACCGATACAGCAGGGTTCTATATCAATGAGCTTTACAGCCCGTTTCCTAATGCTCGTTTACAAGATGTTGTTGAGAAGTTCTTAGAAGCTAAGAAGTTTTTAGATTCAGGTGACCACACTTTGATGGTGACTTGGACCAATACAAGTATGGGTGAAACTTATGAGATTCAAGGTACGAGCGTTGATTCCAGTGGCTTTGAGAATCGTCGTGAAATCTATCATGGCGATGTTCCACATGATGGAATCATAATCACATGCTGGTTTGATGTTCAGGATGATCGGTTTGAAGGTGAGTGGGTTGCATGGGGGCCAGATGAAGAAAGCTGGTCGTTAGATTATGTTCGTTTATACGGTGAAATGACTCAGCCTCAAATTTGGAAAGAACTCAGACGCCAGATGAATCGTGATTTTGTGAGTCCCTCAGGCACCATACACAGAGCGCGTTTGTGTGGGATTGATAGTGGTGGCCACTTCAACAGCGAAGTACATAACTTCTGTAAGCAAGACCCTTTTCGATATATTCCGACCTTTGGTGCATCAGCTAGCAATAAGCCGATTGCAGGCTTTCCTAGAAGTAAGAATCAGAAGACTAAAACCTACTTAACCGAGGTGGGAACGGATACTGCTAAGCAGGTTATCTATGCCCGTTTAGCGCTTCAAGAGTTCGGTGCCGGTTACTCTCATTTCCCTTTATTGCCTATTTACGATGACAAATATTTTAACGGTTTAACGATTGAGAGGATGGTTAAAAAGTATGCCAAGGGCAATGAATATTATGCGTTTGAAGCACCCAGCGGTGCGCGTAATGAACCGCTGGATTGCAGGGTGGGTAATTTCGTGATGATTCGCATTCTTCAGCAAAACCAAGGCATTAATTTAAATGCGTTACGCAAAGTGATGAATAAGAGTTTAGAGGTGATTGCCGGCATTAAAGACGGTACTCAAACAGTTGTTGAGGTTAAGCCCAAAGCTAAGCCTAAAAAAGCAAAATCATTTGGTAAAGCAGGAACCATGTCATGACTGAATTAGATGAGTTACAGGCAGAATTAAAAGCATTGAAGGCTGCAAAAAGTAAACGGCTTCTTGGTACTGCTACGAAAATGGTATCGGGTGATGGTGACAGCATTCAGTTTGCTGATGTGTCTATTCCTCAAATGAACAAAGAGATCACACGCATTACTCGTCGAATTAATACGCTGAACGGTAGAGGCCGTATTGTTTATAGTGGGGTTGGTCGATGAGTGTCATTGTAAATCCAAGCACGGGTAGAGTGTTTGGTGAGACGGCTTATCGGGGAGCTGATCAGGATTATCATCGAAACTGGAATCCACGAAAGCGTTCTGCAGATGCAGATTTACTACCGGATAAGAGTCTATTAGATGCACGAACATCAGACCTCATTCGTAATAATGGGGTGGCTAAAGGCGCTAAACAAACCACCTTAGATAATGTGGTGGGGAGCTTCTTTTTAGTGTCACCTAAGCCTAACTATCATGTTTTAGGTAAAGACATAGAATGGGCCAGAGCGTGGTCTAAAAATGCAAAGAACCGCTTTAAGGTTTGGGCGAATTCATTAGATTCATCTCTTGCCAGAAATCAGAACTTTCACCAGATGACACAGCTTACATTCAAGCAAGCGTTTGATGTGGGTGAGTCGTTAGCCATCCCCCGTTGGAAACCGAATGCAGGGCGTCAAAATGCGTTCTGTATTCAAATCATGGACCCAGATAGATTAAGTAATCCTAACCATGAGCCTAATGCCAGATTTAGGCGGCGCGGTATTGATATCAACCAAGATGCAGAGGCGATTGGTTATTGGATATCGTCACGACATAAGGATGATGTGGGTTTAAGTGAAAAGCTAACTTGGAAGCGTATACCTGCTCGGACTCGTTGGGGTCGTCGTAAAGTCATTCACTCGTTCGACTTAGAAAGACCGGAACAATCACGGGGTATCGGCGCGTTAGTGTCTGCGTTATCTGAGTTTAAGATCCTCGATAAATATACTCAAAGTGAACTAAAAGCTACGGCTAACAATGCTTTGATAGCTGCCTTTGTTGAGTCAGATTTACCCGACGAGTTAATGCGCGAGATCTTTCAGCCAGGAGCAGATGGTGAGGCAGGAAGTACTGCGGGTGATGAGTATAGAGGTGCGCGAAATGCGATGGATTACAACCTGAAAGATGGCGCCATGATTCCCTTAGTGCCAGGCGATAAGATAAACGCTTTTGCACCTGGTCGTCCTAATCCTGCTTACAGTTTGTTTGTTGAAAATATCTTTCGACAAATCGGTGTGAGTTTGAACCTTCCCTACGAACTGTTATTAAAAGACTTCAGTAAAACCAATTATTCCTCTGCTCGAGCATCGCTGCTTGAGGCTTATCGATTCTTTAAAAATCGTCGTGCTTGGTTGGTGGCTGCTTGGGCCCAGCCGATCTATGAGCTTTGGATAGAAGAAGAGGTAAACAAAGGGGCCATTGAAGCCCCTGATTTTTACGCGAATAAGGCGGCTTATTGTCAGTCCACATGGATTGCCAGCGGTAAAGGTTGGGTTGATCCGGTGAAAGAAATCAAAGGGGCCCAACTGCGAATGCAATGCAAGATGTCGAACCTTGAATTAGAAAACGCGGAGCAGGGTCACGATTGGGAAGAGGTGCTTGAACAAGCGGCTTATGAAAAGCAAAAGCTTGATGAATTGGGTTTGAGCATGTCAGACATTTACCCAGATGATGAGCCTGAATTACCCGAAGCAATACCCAATCAAACAGGGGGATTAAATGAAAACAGGTGAACTAACTAGGTTAATGGGCTTGATGCTCAATAGGCCATTAGTGATGGACCCTAATTATTTCATGGTCATGATGGGTGCACTAACAGGCCGTTTTGGTATTGAGTCGTTAGAGTTTGAGGGTAAGACGTTTGCGATTAACGATTTGGAAGGCTTGGCTAATGCGTATCAGAAAGAAGGTGTTAAGCCTTATCGAGTCGTAGATGGCGCGGCCATAATACCGGTGCATGGAACGTTAACGCATCGATTCGGAAGCATGGAGCCCTATTCAGGGATGACGGGTTATGACGGTATCAAGATGAACTTTGATATGGCAGAAGCAGACCCTGATGTAAGAGGCATTATTTACGATATTGATTCACCTGGTGGCTCGGTGGATGGCATGTTTGATTTGATTGCTCATATTAAAAAGAGCCAATCAAAACCCTCTCGGTCCATTGTTGATCCTATGGCGGCCAGTGCGGCTCAATTGTTCTCTGCAGTCGCTAATGAAGTGACCTTATCAAAGACAGATCAGATGGGTTCAATTGGTGCCATGACGGCGCATTTTGATGTTTCAAAGATGATGGAGAGTTCAGGTAAAAAGATCACTTTGATAGCTGCGGGTGCTCGTAAAGTAGAGGGTAATCCTTATGAAGCGTTACCCGATTCAGTCTTTCAAGCAAGGCAGGCAGAGCTTGAGAATATTCGTGGGATGTTTGTACAAGAGCTGGTCGATTTACGCGGCTGTAACTTTCAAGCCTTGATGGATACCGAGGCGGCGGTGCTGTCTTCTGCTGAAGCGGTTGAACTTAAATTAGCCACAAAAATTATGTCACCTGATGACTCAATGTCTGAGTTCATCGATCAAATTAAACAACCAACAATGATAGCAATGAATGGGGAAAACCTAATGCCAGATCCAACACTAAACGCTCAAGTCATTGAGCCAGTAAAGCCACAAGCAACAGCAGCGGAGATAGAAACGGCACGTAATGAAGCCACCCTTGCAGAGCGTGGTCGTATCCAAGCAATTTTAACTAATCCAGAAGCAGTAGGGCGAATGGGGGTAGCTCATTTAATGGCGTTTGATAATCCAATGCCTGCTGATCAGGCCTCTGCTTTTTTGAGTAAAGTACCAAAAGAAGCACCCACTGTAGTTGCTCCAACTAATACCACCGACTTCGCAACAGCCATGAAAGATGAAGATCCAGATGTTCCACTTAATGATGCTGTTGAACCAGGTAAAACAGGTGTTGAGGCTTCTTTGATTAAAGATGACGACTCAGTTGATTCTATGTTGGCCTTTTGTCGTCAAGGTGACAAATAAGCCAAATTAAACAAATTAATAAATTGAAAAGGACATTGTTATGAGTGAACAAGGTTTGGCAGCTTCAGTTGATGTAACTGAGAATTTCACCCCCTTTATTTCGGGTGATAAGAAGATCATTACGGCAGGAGTTGTGATTGCTTCTGGTGAAACAATTTCGCAGTTTCAGTTGCTTGGTCGAGTGACTGCTACGCATGAATATAAGCTCTGTGTAAAAACAGCTACGGATGGTTCACAAGTGCCAAAACGTATTTCAACCATGCCTGCGGATGCGTCAGGTGGTGCGGTTGAATGTGGTGTTTATTGTGAAGTGGAATGTAACCCTGATCAGGTTGTTTTAGATGCTAGCTGGACGGTAGATGAGGTGAAAGAAGACCTTGCAGATTTAGGTATTTATCTTAAAAGTTTTGAATAAAAATACGTTATTCCCCCTTTATTAATGATTACTAGAAGTGCCATATGGCGCTTTTTTTTGGAGAAATGAAAATGGGTCAATCGGTAAATGATACGCTGAAATTAGTTCAGTATATTGAAGAGAAGAATGAGCCTAACACGTTTTATTTGAACCGCTTTGCAGCTGCCATTATTGAGAGCGATGAAGAAGATGTGTTAATTGAAATGAAGTTTGCAGGTAAGAAAATGGCTCCGCTTGTGATGCCTATGGAGCAAGGGCAAGCACTCTATGAGCAAGCAACCAGTTCACGAAAAATCAGACCTGCTTATGTCAAAATGAAAGATCCTGTTACCCCTCAAAATGCGTTACGTCGAAGAGTAGGTGAAGACCCTAAGCGTCTTATGGGTCCAGCGCAACGGCTTCAAGCAGCAACCATGAATCAGTTGCTTGAACATGATAAGCGCCTTGATAGACGTTTGGAATGGATGGCTGCTCGAGGCTTTCAAAATGGGCAAATAGTGCTTACTTATAAGAACAAAGCCCCTATTACAGTAAGCTTTGGTCGTGATCCGTCTTTAACAAAAGTACTTGATGGTTCAGCGGGTAATGAGTTTTGGTCTGATGTTGATATTAAGATTGTTGATCAGATTGAAACACATTGTGCATTGATGGCTGAAGCGCCAGGTGGTGTGGCTCCTACTGATATTATATTGCCTTTAGATGTTTGGCAGGTCTTTAAAAATAACAAGCAAGTTCTAGATTTACTTGATAAGGATAAGGCAGGCCAAGAAGGTGATTTGAAGCGTGGTGTTGTGATGCCTCAAGGTGTTGAGCGCCGTGGTGTATTGCAAGGTGGTTTGGTTATTTGGGTAGATACTCGCACCGTTGAACTTGCTGATGGATCAAAAGAAGCATTGCAGCCAGCCAAAGAGGTTTTGTTTATCTCAGATGCGGTTGAAGCTGCTCAACATTTTGGCGCTATTTTAGATGTTGAAGCGTTAATTGCGGTTAGAAGCTATCCCAAGTATTGGAACGAAAAAGACCCGGGCATTCGTGTGGCCATGACTCAATCAGCGCCAATTGTTGCACCTGGTAACCCTAATGCTACGTCTAAAGTAGTGGTGCTCGCTTAAATCTCAAATATAAATCAAGTTTCAAAACGGGGCCAATATGTGCCCCGTTTTGTTTTCTGGCATTTATAAAAAGGTATTAATTATGACTAAAGCAAAAGACACAGAAGAGAATAAAGAAGTAGCAGAAAGCTTCAAATTGATTGCTATTAATACGGTGGGTAATCATTCCCCAGGTACTGAGTTTGACGTTGAAACAAAGACTCAGTTTGATCGTTTACTTGGTTTGGGTGCGGCAAAGAAAGCACCTGAAAAAGGCTAGTCATGAAAAAGTTAGAGTTCTTTCGAATTATGGCTGAAAACCTCGGTGAAGAGGCTTATTTATCCGGTGAACCTGATGCGGTTTTTCTTGTTCAGTTTAAATC